ATGATCAAGGTCGACGTGAAGATTGAGGACAGGGATTTGAATCGCCGGCTGAAGCGGCTGAGTGATGACATCCGCGACAAGGCCACCGTGATGGCCATCAACAAGACCGCACCGAAAGCCCGCACGGAAATGACGAGGGCGATTACTTCGGAGTTCAACATCAAGGCGACCGACGTGCGCCAGCGCCTGCGCATCAGCAAAGCACGGCGTGGGCACCTGCAGGCGCAGCTGGACCCGTTCGCCTCCGGACGTGGCCGATCGATGAACCTGATCCGCTTTATGGAATCGAAGGTGACGCTGGCAGAAGGCCGCCGTCGCAAGAAGGCCGGCACTCAGAACATGCTGCGCTTCAAGATCAAGCGGCACGGCCAGGCCAAGGCGATCACCGGCGCATTCATCGGCAACAAGGGGCGGACGGTATTCATCCGCGAGGGTGAAGGCCGCACACCGATCAAGGCGCTGTCGACTGTCGGCGTGCCGTCTATGTTCAACACGAAGCGCATCAACGCCAGGGTGATCGCGCGGATCCGCAAGGAATTCCCGATCGAGATGGAGCGCGCCGTGCGCCAGGCGATGCGCAGGTTTGCCCGATGAGCTACGAGAACGAACAAGACGCAGCGAACCAGATCGCCGCCGCCGGCATCCTCATCGATGGCGGGCTGCGGGTCGGCACGCTGAAGCCGGTGCGCTGCAAGGTGGACGGAGAGCGCGGCAGCAAGGGATGGTACTGGCTTTCCGAGTTTCCGCTGGATGACGGCGCCATCCTGATCACCGGCTCGTTCGGCATCTGGCACGGCAACGACGACGGCAAGCAGAACATCAGCCTGCCGGAGAAGGTATGCAGCAGCTGCGGCACGGTGATGAAGCGCACGCGCAAGATTTGCCCGGAATGCAAGGGCCGCGACCTGAAGGCCCGCGAGCTGACCAAGGAGCAGAAGGCGGCCATCCGCAGGAAGCAGGCCGAGCGCACGAAGCAGATGAAGGCCGAGCAGGCGCGCAAGCAGGCCGAGGCTGCAGCCTGTGCCGTGCAGATGTGGCGTACCTGTGCGGCCGAGGGCGAATCCGGCTACCTGGTGCGCAAGCAGGTCGGCGCGCATGGCGTGCGCTTCGGCACGGGCAGCGCATCGATCACCATGCAGAACGGATCCGGCAAGGATTACGAGGCGCGCTTCATGGCCGGCGAGGTGGTGGTTCCGATGATGGACACCAGCGGCAAGGTCCACGGACTGCAGCGCATCTTCGATAAAGCCAACCCGGCGCACGCCGACACCATTCGCCGCAACGACGGCGCCGATAAGAAGTTCTGGCCGACCGGCATGGCCATGCAGGGGCACTTCCACCTGATCGGCCAGCCGAAGCCGGGCGATGTCATCCTGGCCACCGAGGGCTATGCCACGGGCGCAAGCCTGCATGAGGCAACCGGCAGCCCGGTGGCCGTGGTATTCAATGCCAACAACCTGCTGCCGGTGCTGACCATCATGGCCGACCATTTCCGGCGCAATCGTTTCCTGATCTGCGCCGATGATGACTATCTCTGCACCTGCAAGCACTGCAAGCACCAGGTGCCGGTGGCCGAGCCGGTCGAGGATCCGCCGGGCAAGCGCAAGCTGGTGGCCTGCAGCAACTGCGGCGAGCCGCATGAGAAGCAGAACACCGGTGTGACCGTGGCCATGCAGGCGGCTTTCGAGATCGATCGCGCCGAATGGATCGTGCCGAAGTTCACCAGCCGCACGAATGCGAAGACCGGCAAGCCTCTGAAGCTCTCCGATTACAACGATCTGCACGTCGAGGAATCGCTGCAGGCCGTGGCGGCGCAGGTGCGGTCCGCCATCGATGCACATTTCCCCAAGGCTGGCCCAGCCGGCGAAGCCGCGCCCGCGCGGGAACCGCGCCCTGGGGGGGCGGGGAAGGCGTCTCCAAAGTATATGTCTGTCGACGATGCATGTGATCGGTATTCTCTGATTTATGCGGTAAAGGATACGATGTTCGACCATGCCATGTTCAAGCTTGTGCCGAAGTCGTGCGTGCTGGACAACACGCCTGATCGAGCGTGGGGCGACATAAAAAGGCACCCGTTGCTGAGGCGCTACGATATCGATGAGGTGGGTTTCGATCCAACCGAGTCCGATGAGCGAATCAAATGCAATATGTGGGGAGGCTGGCCGACCGAGCCGTCAACAAATGGCTCATGCGACAAGCTGCTGGAGCTGCTTGAGTTTCTTTGCTCAGAAGAGGATAACCCGCGTGAACTGTTTAAGTGGTTGCTTCGCTGGCTGGCTTATCCGATCCAGCATCCCGGTGCCAAGATGAAGACGGCGCTGGTGGTGCATGGTCCTACGCGCGTCGGAAAGAATCTCTTCTTTGAAGCTGTGATGAAAATCTATGGCGAGTATGGCCGTGTGATCGGCCAGACAGAGCTGGAGGAGAAGTTCAACGAATGGGCCAGTCGCAAGCTGTTTCTCATCGCCAATGAGGTGGTGGCCAGACAGGAGCTCTTCCATCAGAAAAACAAGCTGAAGGCGCTGGTCACCGACGTGACGGTGAACATCAACCCGAAAAACGTCGCTTCGCACAGCGAAGCGAATCACATGAATATCGTCTTTCTCTCCAATGAGCTGATGCCCGTGGTGCCTGATCCGGACGATGAGCGCTTCCTGGTTGTGTGGACTCCCAAGCGGCGGGAGAAGGATTTCTATGCAGGCGTCCTGAAAGAGATATCCGATGGCGGTATCGAGGCACTGCATCATTACCTGCTGGAGCTTGATCTTGGCGATTTCAATATCGGTACGCCGCCGCCGATGACCAAGTCGAAAGAGCGGCTGATAGATCAGAGCAAAGACACAGTTCAGCGTTTCTTTGAAGACTGGCAAACAGAACAGACGCCACACCCATATTGTGCATGCCTGAAACCTGATCTGTATGAGGCATACCGGCGATGGTGCAATCGTGAGGGTGAGCGCTTCCCTCGTTCGCAGATTCAATTCACATCAACAATTTCCAAGCTTGACGATATCCAGGCGACGGTGAAGCCAGTGTACAAAGGGATGGAAAAAGCCCTGGTGCAATCACCGACAGAAGAGTCGCGCAAAACATCGCCGACGCGAATATACCTTGTCGATGCTGATGCCGATGTATCTCAAAACCCGATTGAAGATCGCACAAGGATGATCGTCGAGTTCAACAAGTCGCTCCATGGGGGTGGTTTCGATGACTGACATTACAGGTGTTACGCCTTTGATTACACGTATATCAGCTTCAAAAGTGTTGCGGTTGTTGATGTATTACATGTATTACAGGTATTACGCCTTCCCGCGCATGACGCAAGCGTGCAAGTGTACATGCAAACACGCGACAACACTTCACGCATGCGCGCACGAAACCCGTAATACCTGTAATTTAAGTAAATATAAGGGTTTAAGGCTGCATAAACCTGTAATCAAACCCGTAATGTCAAATCAAACCCGTAATGTCATTTCTTCATTTGGTTCTGCTTTTCTGTTTGAAGTGACGCAAATGGCGCAAATGGGGGTTGTATGAGGAACGCGAAGTTGCACGTCGTCCACAAACCAACACAGATGCTGATGAACTTCGACGAGCTGGTGATCGATAACTTCGCCGGCGGAGGTGGAGCATCGACCGGTATCGAGAAAGCTATCGGACGGCCTGTCGATATCGCCATCAATCACGATCCGGAGGCGCTGGCCATGCATGCGGCCAATCATCCGCACACGTTGCACCTGTGCGAATCGGTGTGGGATGTGGATCCGCGCGAGCTGTGCGGCAATCGTACTGTCGGCCTGGTGTGGCTGTCGCCGGACTGCAAGCATCATTCCAAGGCAAAGGGCGGCAAGCCTGTCGAGAAAGGCATTCGAGGCCTGGCATGGGTGGCCGTGCGATGGGCCGCGACCGTGAGCCCGCGCATCATCACTCTGGAGAACGTGGAGGAGTTCAAAAAGTGGGGCCCGCTGGTGAAGGATGCGGACGGCAGGATGCGTCCGTGCAAAAAACGCGAGGGGCGCGAGTTCAATGCCTTCTGCAATGCCCTGCGCCGGCAGGGCTATGTCGTCGAGTTCCGCGAGCTGCGCGCCTGCGACTATGGCGCACCGACCATCCGCAAACGCCTGTTCCTGGTAGCCCGCCGCGACGGCGATCCGATCGTGTGGCCGGGGCCGACGCACGGCGACCCGAACAGCGATGCCGTGAAGCGCGGCGACATGCTGCCGTGGCGCACCGCTGCCGAGTGCATCGACTTTTCCCTGCCCTGCCCGTCCATCTTCGAGCGCAAGCGGCCGCTTGCCGATGCCACATGCCGGCGCATCGCCAAAGGCATCATGCGCTATGTGGTGAACAGCGCAGATCCGTTTGTTGTCCCGCTTACCCATCAAGGGAGCGATAGGATTGAGGGGCTGGATCAACCTTTCAAGACAGTGACCGCAGCCCATCGTGGCGAGCGGGCGCTAATCACTCCGGTTATCACCGAGCATGCGAATGCGTCCACCCCTCGCTGTATGTCGCCGGATGAGCCGCTGCGCACGCAATGCGCGCAGGTGAAGGGCGGCCACTTTGCGCTGCTCGCCCCGGTGATCAGTCGCCAGTTCGGGCAAAGCGTGGGGAGTGGAGCGGATAAGCCTGTCGGCACGGTAATGCCTGACGGCCTCGGCAAGACGGCTATTGTTTCTGCGTTCCTTGCCAAGCACTACGGCGACAATGGCCAGCGCCCTGGGTCCGAGATTTGCGAGCCTGTTTCAACGGTCACGGCGCAGGATCACAACAGCCTGGTCACCTCCAACCTTGTAAAACTACGCGGCACGAACGTGGGGCAGGATAACCGCTCACCGCTGGCCACTATCAGCGCGGGAGGCACTCACCATGCCGAGGTGCGCGCTTTCCTGATCAAATATTTCGGCACCGACCAGAATCCGAAGCTCGATGATCCGATGCATACAGTCACGGCAAGAGATCGGTTCGGGCTGGTGACGGTGCATGGCGAAGAATACGCCATCGTCGACATCGGCATGCGCATGCTGCAGCCGCGCGAGCTGTTCCGTGCGCAAGGATTCCCTGATGACTACATCATCGGCGATGACGCTGAACAGGGCCTGAAGCTGACCAAGAGCGCCCAGGTCCGCATGTGCGGAAACTCGGTTTGCCCGGATGTGGCGGACGCCATTGTCTCTGCCAACTATTGCAGCGAAAAATCTGCTGTGAGTGTTTCGGCATGAGCATCGTGCTGAACCTGCTGGAGTGCAGGAGCTGCGGGAAGGCGTTCTGGTTCGAGACTGAGCAATCTGGCGCCATCGATGGAGGGCCGTGCTGCAAGGGGCTGCCGATCCTGGATGCCGAGAGATTCCCGACCGAGCGGGCCGCCCTGAAAGGATATGCCGGATGGCGAAAAGAGCGGAGCGCCGCGCTGAAGGCACAGCTGGATGCGATAAAAAAGCAGGAGGTGAAGGGATGAGCAAGGCCAAAACTGTCCGCAAGGTAAGCCAGGCTGAGTTTGCGCGCATGCAGGGCTGGTCGCGCTCGCATGTGACCGGGCTGAAGCAGGCCGGCCGGCTGGTGACAGAGGAAAAAGGCAAGCGCGTGCTGGTGCTGGTGGATGAGTCGTTGGCGCGCATCGAAGCAACGAAGGATCCGAACCGCGACGATGTGGCGAAGCGCCACGCGGAAGAGCGCGCAGGCGAAGTCGAGCAGCAGCCTGCAGCGCCGGAAGATGAAGCGGCGACGATGAGCTACCAGAAGGCCCGCGCGAAAAAGGAACACTATCTCGCCGCCCAGGCCGAGACCGAGTTCCGCAAGCAGATCGGCGAGCTGGTCGATGTGGCGGCGGTGAAAAAGGCCGGCGTCGATCTCGGGGCATACCTGCGCACATCGATGGAGAATATGGTGGACCAGATGTCATCCGAGCTGGCTGTCATCAGCGATCCGGCGCTGGTTCACTCAACCATGAGCGAGCATGTCGAGCATGTGCTTGGCGAGCTAAGCAGGAAGTTGCAGTCAGGACTTGGAGGTGGGTGATGCGGCGAACAATTAAGCAGGCATGGTTGACAATGAAGTTCCGCTGGAGGCTGATATTCAGCCATGATGAAGAGTTAAACAACCGCGTCAGCGTTGAGAACGTGTTGCTGTCTGTGGCGAGCGGAAAGCGCCAGCCGCTTTCTCCGGATGAATGCAGGGGCCTGGCCATGAAGCTTGGTGTGCCTGGCTACCTGGTGGAAGGCGAAAGTGCTGATTGATCTGGCTTGCCCGTGCGAGGTGTGTGTGCATCGCAAGGGGTTGGCGTCCGGCTCTACCGGGTGGTGCCAGATGCTTGAGCGCCGCCCGAAGATTTGCCGCAAGGCGGAGATCGACCGGCAGGAGATGGAAAGATTGAAGGGCAAGGAGTGAGTGATGCGAATTAAAACCAAGGAAAAAGCACGCTATAAAGATGGAGATGAATTGATTTGCAGTGGGTTTCTGTTTTTGCCGAAGAAGATATCAAACGAATGGCGATGGCTGGAGCGTGCATCGTGGCGTCAGCAAGCAATTAGTGTATCAGCGCTGGATCCTGATGTTCTAACGGATATGGAGTTTTTGGACTGGGTCTGTATCGAATGGGTGGATGACTGATGGCTGATCACGGCGCTTGTCCATTGTGAACGTCGAAGCCGGGCTGGCCGACGGGCGCGCCGTGTTGCTTGGCGCATTCGCACGGGCATGCAAGCCGCGCGAGCGGCTGACGGTCAGCCAGTGGGCGGACAATCATCGCATCCTGACCAGCAAGGGCTCGGCCGAGCCCGGCCGCTGGCGCACGAAGCGCAACCCGATCCTGCGCGAGATCATGGACTGCATGTCGCTCTACTCGCCGGTGCGCGAGATCACGGTGATGAAGTCGTCGCAGGTCGGCGTCACCGAGGGGCCGTTCATCAGCTCGATCGGCTACTACATGCACCACGATCCGTGCGCGGTGATGGTGCTGATGCCGACGCTCGACGATCGCGACACCTGGAAGATCCAGAAGCTCAACCCGCTGCTGACCGACACGCCGGCAGTGCGCGATATCATCGGCGGCATCCGCAGCCGCGATGCTTCCAACTCGAAGACCGCCATCGATTACCCGGGCGGCGTCCTGTTCCTGGCCGGCGGCAACTCGCCGAACAGCTACGCGCAGAAGACCGTCAAGGTGCTGGAGATGGACGATCTCGACCGCTTTCCGGCCGAGGTCGGCAAGGAAGGCGATGCGGTGGAGCTCGGGCGCACCCGCGTGAAGGCGCACAAGCGCTACAAGTTTCTCAAGGCATCCACCCCGACCATCGAGGGGGCCAGCCTGATCGAGCGCGAATACAAGGACGGCGACCAGCGCCGCTACCATGTGCAGTGCCCGCACTGCGGCGAGCACCAGGTGCTGAAATGGTCGAACGTCTATGCCGATGAGGCGCTCACCGAGGCCTGGTATGTCTGCGAGCATTGCGGCTGCGAGATTCCGGAGCACATGAAAACCCAGCTGCTGGCCGAGCGCGGGCACGGCGGCACGGCCTACTGGAAGGCCGGGCATCCGGAGCGCTCCGACGTACATCGCAGCTACCATATCAGCGCCCTGTATGCACCGATCGGGCTCGGGCCGAGCTGGCTCGACCTGGTCGGGCTGTTCCGCCGTGTCTATAAAGACCCGGCGCTGCTGCAGGTGTTCGTCAACTCCAACCTCGGCGAGGTGTGGCGGCCGAAGAATGCCGACATCAGGGAGGCCGAGCTGGAGAAGCGCGCCGACGAGGATGCGATCGCGCGCGGCACGGTGCCGCCCGGCTTCTACGTGTTCACCATGGCCGTCGATACGCAGGACACATGGCTGGAGTACAAGCGGCTGGCGTTCGGGCCGGATGACACGTTCGCCGTGATCGACCACGGCCAGATCATGGGCGACACCTCGCAGCAGGATGTATGGAACCAGCTGGAGGCCGAGATTCACAGGCCGATGAAAAACGCATGGGGCAAGGATCTGCTGCCGGCCGCCGTGGCGGTCGACAGCCGCGGGCATCGCACCGAGCAGGTGAAGGATTTCGTGATGCGCACCACGCACAAGGTGCGCGTGTTTTCCGTGCAGGGCTCCACCACGCGCCTCGGCCGCCCGATCGCACAGACGCCGTCGAACACGGATAAAAACAGGCGCGGCAAGGCGCTGCGCAAGGGGTATTCGGTCTGGAATGTCGGCACCGAGCACTGCAAGGATTTCATCTATGGCAAGCTGGCCAGCGACGGCAATGTGGCCGTGCAGCAGCGCGCCATCCGCTTTTGCTCCGGATTGAGCGAGGAGTATTTCAGCGGCTTGCTGGCCGAGGTTTACGATGAAAACAAAAAGCGCTATGTGCAGCGGGTCGGCCAGAAATACAAGCGCAACGAGCCGCTCGACCTGTTCGTGTATGCCTGGGCC